CTAAAGAAGAGTATAATTTAGAAAATCAAAGACTAATAAATTTAGCATTGACACAAATTATAGATAAGTTAAATACTTCTTATCAACAAGAAATTAAAAACGAACAACAAGCATTTGAGTTTTTTTTATCATGACAATACAATATAAAAATGCTGGTTTTAATTTAACCACTACTGGTACAACTTCTGTTTTGACAGCTCCTACAAGTGGAAGATGTTTAATAAAACAAATACAAGCACACAATGGTTCAACTGGAAATGTAAGTTTAGTTACACAAGTGACTGATACAAGTGCCACATCAACTTTTAGAATAGATAATGCATCTATGGCTGCAAATACTACAAGGCAAATCATATCGCAAACTCTAGTTTTAGAAGAAGGTGATATTCTTAAACTTACAGCTGGCACTGCTAATGAAATACAAGGTATTGTTTCATATGCTCTAATTGATAGGTCACAAGAAAACGGATAATTTTACTTGCTTTGTATTTTTATAATTGTTAAAAATACATATGAAAACTATAAAATGTGAAACTAAACAAACATTTAGAAATAAAAAAACACATCAAGTATATTTAAATGAAGCGCAGGCAATGGCCGATGTAAAAGACCCATCAACAGACACAATAAAAGATGATATCGTTATTGACACTAATGTCATAGTGCCAGGTTTTGATTTGTTTGGTGATAGTCAATGAAGATTTTAATAAATCACAAAACGGCTGAAGCTGAAATGCATTTTAGCAAAAAAGAGTTAGATATTTTAAATAAGAAGAAAAAACTTGTTTTTAATCCCTCAAGTGCAAGAGACTTTGCCAATCATTTAGGAGCGATTGCTACTGACATCATTATGTCCCTAGAAAAAAATAACCACCCTGATCTTATGAAAATTTCAAAAGACGGAGGGGAGATCAAAACAAAATGAATCCTTTAGGAGGAACGGAGTTACAATTAGGTTTTCTACAAAAATATGTAGATAATCAGTTGTTAGGTAAATTTAATATTACTACCTCTGTTCCTGAAAAAACACCTTTGTCAGAAGACAAGATAAACATACTTTGGCAAAAAAATAGTTATGATCAACCAAACATTGCTCCTTGGTTCAAGGATAAACGTAATCACGATAAGTATGATTGGTATGTGTTCAACTCACATTGGAACTATGAAAAATTTAGAATGATGTTTGATGTCCCTACTCACAAGTGTCACGTTATTAAAAATGGTGTAATAAATTTTCCAAAACGGACCAATTATAAGCAAGGTGATACATTAAGAGTAATACATCAAAACACACCTTGGCGAGGACTAAATGTCTTGTTGGCAGCAATGCAACATTTACAAAATGAAGATATAATTTTAGATGTGTATTCAAGCACAGAAATTTATGGAAAAGAATTTGATGACAAAAATCGTGCTGAATATGAACCTTTGTTTGAACAAGCAAGAAAGTTACCAAATGTAAACTATATTGGGCATAGAGATAATAATTTTATTTTGGAGAAACTACCTAACTATCATATGTACGCTTATCCAAGCATATGGGAAGAAACATCGTGTATCTCGTTGCTTGAATGTATGGCTGCAGGTTTATATTGTATAACAACTAATTATGGTGCTTTGTATGAGACAGGAGCCGAGTTTCCTATATATGTAACCTATGACAAAGATCCATCACGATTAGCTACTGTATTTGCACACGGCATTAAAGATTCATTGACCACGCTTCACGAGCCAGTAATACAAGCACATTTAGATCGTCAACAAGATTTTGTAAAAAATTATTATTCTTGGGATAAAAAAGCAATTGAATGGACTTTTTTTCTGAAAGGTGTGCTAGGTGGTCAATAATAACCCTATTTGGATTGATCAAGAACAACAACCAAAAAACAAAATACATTTACATGTTGCCACCCCTGTGCATAGTGAAGTGTCAATACATTACACACAAAGTTTACTTGAACTACAAAAGCAGTGTTGGAAAAGAAAATATAGATGTACATTTCAATTAATGAAGTCTTCATTAGTAACACAAGGTCGTAATCTTTGTGTAAGTGGATTTCTTGAAAACTCTGATGCTACTCATCTTTTGTTTATTGATTCAGATATTGCTTTTGAACCAAAATCTGTTTTTACACTACTTGAAAAAAAGAAAGAAATAATCTCTATGGTTTACCCTATGAAAACTCTTAATATGAAAAAACTACTTAACAAAGTACAATCAGGTAAAGTTGTAGATGAAGTAAAAGCTCACAGTGCCGCACTGACATATCCTGTAAGGTTAACAGATGCTCATAGTGAGGTAAGAATTAATGATGGTGTTATTGAAGCGGACCATATGCCTACTGGTTTTATGTTAATAGAACGAAATGTTTTTGATAAATTGATAAAAGCTTACCCTGAGAAAAAGATAAAACAAAAAACTATAATTAATGGTGAGTTTGCAATGCGACCACATTTTTGGAATTTTTTTGACACACATTTTGATTCAAAAACAAATACTTATTTAGGTGAAGACTTTGCGTTTTGTTTATTATGGAAGAAAATAGGTGGTAAATGTTTTGTTTATATTAGCGATTACATTACTCATGTGGGTGAATATCAGTACACTGGTCGTTTAAGTGATGAGATGACACCCCTAGAGGTTGAAAGTCCCCTCAAATCAGAGTAGAATGGTTCTTAAGTTATAACTTAGGAGTTTTTTATGTTTAAGTGGATTATTAAATTAATCCCCAAGTTTATAAAAACTTGGATTGCCAATCTTTTATATGATGATATAGCTGCAAAAGGAATTGGGGGAGATACCGAACTTGCATATCTAACTCCACAACAAGAGGCGTTTCTTAAATCAATTGGAGGTGCAGGCACTTACAATCCAAACACTCAACTTAAACAATATTTAGGACCTCTAGCGATTGGTTTGATAGTGGGTACAGCTGCTTTTGGAGTGGCTAAATTAGCAGGTATGTCCACTAGAAATGCACTAGGTATTGGTTTACTTGGTGGTTTTGGTGCTGGAGGTATTGCCGCCTTAGGAACAGGAGGTACAGCGACAGCCACAGGTGCACAAGCAGGATTATCTAAATTTGGTGGAGCATTAGGCGCGGGCTCTACCACTGCAGCTCAAGGCGCTAACGTATTAGCAAGTGCTGTTGGACCCACTACTGCTCAAGGTCTTTCTGCAGCGGGTATATCTGGCTCACAAGCTCCCTTAGCTATGTTGGGTAAACAAGGTGTTGCTGGTGCCTCAGGAGCTTTTGGTGGTGGATCAATTGCAGGTGCACCAGGATTTATGACAACTGGTTTAGAAGCTGGTAAAGGAGCGATGATGGCAGCTCAAGGAGCGACGGGAGCTGGAGGTTTACCTGTGGCAGCAATCGCAAGACCTGAGAACTTAATACAAGCTGAAACTATACAAGGGTATACTGGAGCTCCTGCTATTGGGACAGTAAATGCTCCCTCAGTAATTCCAAAGCCACCTGTACCATTTGGCGAGCGTATTGATAGAGTAGCAGGAAAAATAGGCGATACATTAACAGATCCCGGCACATTATTAGCTTTAGGTGCAGCAGGATTAAGTTATAGGCCAAATCAACCAGTTTATGATACAAGAGATGAAGATTTGTTCCCTGATATGGGGACTAGTGAAGGGTATTTAAGACAAAGAGCACTTATTGACCCAGCAAGTGAAAGAGCAATTTATGAAGATGAAGATGAAAAAGTAACACCAAAAAATGTCTATGAGCGACTAGATGTGATGGCAGCTAAAGAAGGTGGATTGGCGACTCTGAAACTTAAAACAGGTGGTATAAATTATTTGCCTAGTAAAACAGATCACGATGAAAAAGATGCTAATAATTATGTAAGGGCTATGGGGTATGTTGAAGATGGCGCAGGTAACGGTGATAAAGATGAAGATACTATGTTAGCACAATTAGCTGATGGTGAGTTTGTGTCAAGAGCTGATGCTATTTTGGGTGCAGGCATAATGTCAGGAGCGAACCCTGATGATTTTAAAGATATGAGAAGAAAGGGTGCACAGTTTTTTTATAAACAACAAGACTCATTAAAAAGAGTGTACGATTTAGTAAATGATAGAAATAAAGCAAGTTGATATAGAGTGTATTGATGTGTTTTGGGATGAAGTAAAAAATTGGATTTATAAAGTGGTTGTACAGTCTAATGGTCGTCATACATTAGATTCCACATACAAACTTTTAAAACAAGGCACAATGATTATGTTTTTAGTAATGGACAAAAAAAAACTATGCGCTGTATATGTTGTAGAAAAAATATATTACCCTGCAAAATTAATTTTAGGAATTTTGTTTTGTGGTGGTAGTAAAGTTATTAAAGAAGTAAAAAAAATAGAAAAGTTTTTCTTAAACTATGCAAAAGAACAAAAATGCGATGGTTTAGAAATAATAGGTAGAAAAGGTTGGGATAGAATTATAAAAAATAATAATTTAAAATTTAAAAAGACAGGATTTTTTTATGAAGTGGCTACTTAAACTTTTACCTATAAAATTAAAAATTTGGTTATACAATCTATTGTATTCAGATATTGCTGAAAAAGGTGAGTGTGAAGATAAAGAATTAGCACACGTCAATGAGTTTGAAATTCATCTTCTTAAATGTATTGGTGGTAGTGGTAAAATAAACAGCACTACTGGTCTTAAAGGCTACTTTGGTGGTAAAGGTGGAGGAGGTTCCGCACCCGCTCCAGCTCCTATACCTGACAAAACAACAACAATTCAAAGAGAAGCTCCTGAAATTGAAGAACGTAAATTAGCTTTATATGATGAAGCGATTGATTTAGCAACACAACCCATTGCTGTGCCACAGTTTCAAGTTGCACCTCCATCACCATTACAAATGCAACAATTTGCAGCCGCAGAAGATTTGGCAGGTCTTGGTCAACCTGCATTTCAGCAAGGTATTGGGGCTATAACTCAAGCTCAGGAACAAGCGGCTCTAGGGCCAGATATTATGAGATTTATGAATCCTTATCAAAGTTTTGTAACTGATGAAATTAACAGACAAGCCTCAATTGCTAGAAATCAATTGGCTAACCAAGCCATAGGGTCAGGTGCTTTTGGTGGTGGTCGAGAAGGTGTAGCTATTGGTGAACTAGAAAGAGGTCGTTTAGCTCAAATTGGAGAGGCTCAACGTCAAGGTTATGAGTCTTCACTTCGTGCTGCTCAAACTCAACAACAACAACAGTTAACTGCTGGTTTACAAGGAGCAGCAGAATTAGGACGTTTAGGTCAAGCTCAAGTGCAAGCTGGCACATCAGCCGCTCAAGAAATGGCTAGAGCAGGTGCAGTTCAACAACAGTTAGCTCAACAGGCTTTGACTGCACAAAGACAAACAGAGATTGCAAGAGCCTATGAGCCTTATCAAAGAATAGAATTTCAAAAGGGCATAATGACAGCCTTACCAACTGCCGCATCAACTGTTACTCAAACATCAGGTCCAGGTGTAGATCCATTAGCGAAAGCAGCATCAACAGGACTTGGTGCTTATGCCGCCTATCAACTATTAAAGCCAATGGGGTAAAGTATGGATAAGACTTTACTCAGACCTTTATTTCAAAAAAGATTTATGGAGCTTCACAAACCACAAGGTTTTGTTAATGGTGGCCCTGCTATGAATTTTCAACAGTTAGCTATGAATAATCAAAGTCAACAACCAAGCAAGGATCAAGGTATAATGACTATTACAAAACCATCTGGTATGCAAGAGGATGTTGAAATTGAAACAAGAACACCAACTCAGGATGTAAATATAAAAGAGAGCATTATTAGTGGTAGAGAGAATGAAAGAGCTTTAAATAAAGATAAACTTTTTGAACAAGAACTTGATCAAGGTATAATGTCTATTCAAAAAGAAAACCAACAAAGACCTAAACAAGATCCTAATACTACTTTTATTGATCAACGTGTAAATCAACAAAGACTTGAAAATGATCAAGAACGAATTCAAAAATTAGAAGAGGAAAAAGAAAAAGTAAAATCAGAGGGGTTATTTAGCAGAAGTGATAACTTAGGAATGTTTGCCGCCTTAGTGTCCAAAAGATTAGCAGAGCCAGGAGCAACCTTATCAAGTGGTTTTGCTTATGGTGTTGGTGATTTTGCAACCCTTTATGGAAAAACAAAAGCTGCTGAAGCTGAACTTCTTGCTACAAAAACAAAAAAAGGCAAAAATATTTGGGTCTTTGACTCAAGAGCAGACGGTGGTAAGGGTAAAAATATTTATATACCAGAAGGAGCTTATGATCCAAGGTATCATACAAAAGCTAGAACTGAAGAAAAAGGGTTTATGGACGTAGTGCAGTTTGATGCGGATGGTGTACCAAACGTTATGTCAATTGCAACCAAAAACTTTAATCCAAAAACTCAAGAAAGATTTTTAGGTAGGACATCTGTAATGCTTGCTAATGATCCAAATCAAACTGTCATTGAAATAACAGCTAATGAATTATTCAGAGATAATTTTTTTGCAGAAAAAGTTCCAGGGTATAAAAGAAAATATGTTAAACCACCTAGCACAAGAGAATCTGCTTTTACAGACTCACTAAAGAGAAAAGAATATGAAGCGGATATGAAAGAAAGACTTAAACTTGAAGCAAGACTAAAAAAATCTTTTAATCTTGCACAGCTTGGTGATAAAGCTTTAGGGTATATAAATGAAGGTGCAAGAGCTGGACAAACTGCTAATTTTTCTTCTTTGACTGCTGGACTAGGCGCTTTCATTAAAAACCAATTTACACGAAATGAAGAAGGTTTAAATATTCCTGAAAGTGTTTACAATTCTGAAATAAGTCAAATGAAAGAAAAATTAAAAGATCAGTATGGTGATCAAGCAGTATTTGAGACGGGTGCTGATGGCTCTCAAGTTAATTTAACTTCTCTAAGTAAGAAATTTCAAACTTTGGACGCTGGTTTGCAGTCTTTAGTTATTGAATTAGCCTATGCTAAAGCAAAACAAAGAGAAGAAGGAGGACGTTTTTCTGTCAGTGATATTGAGAATGCAATGCGTTCAATTGGTGATGTTTCAGATCCAACTTTACTAAGACAAAAATTATCTGAAACTTTATATAATGATTTGAACAGTCCAATGGAAGAATGGCGTAGAAAATATGGTGAGTTACCATCAGACTACAAAGAATTAAATATGTATAGAGATCTTTTTGAAAGAAACAGACCTATAAGAGTAAAACCAGCAAGTCAACAAGAAAAAGAAGGTACATTACCTTCTGGTGAACCGGGTATTCAAATTTTAAAACCTGGTCAACAGCCAAAACCAAAAGGTAATGATACAAATAAAGGTGGAGGACAACCTTTCTAATGACAAAAGCAACTAAGGAAAATTTAGAAAAGTTAGGAGAACTTAACCCCTTGTCTGAAACTGTATCAAATATAAAAAGAAAATTTAACAGATATAATGTCTACAAAAACACCGACCAAGCGATGGAACTTGATCCTGATCTAGCTAATCAAAATAGACATGACGTAACAAATTATTTGTATCAACTTGAGTTACAGGACAATCCAAACACAGATTACTTTGAATTCTACAAAGAGTTTAATCCAAATGGCCCACTTGCAAGTCAAAAAAATTATGTTGAGGCATTTTCAAAGTTTGATCCAAACTTACAAACTATGGATGATCTTGAAATAGCTAAACACGCATATAATACAATAAATGTACCGTTTAAAGCCTTAACTCCCCAAGGAGATCAAATTTCAATTCCTAGAGTATCAAATATAAAATATAGAGATTTCTTTGATAATTTTGCATCTAAGTCAGTTGAAAGGGATAATGTGGCTTTTTCTCCAACAGAGTTTTTAGATGATCCAATTGATATTAACCCTGATTATTCTACTAAAGAGATAGCAACTAGAAATGATATAAGTGCTGATGCTTATGAGGGGGCTGCTGAAGTTGCTTTTGCAAAATCATTAGGAGATTTAGATACTGATAAATTACAAGCGGCAAGTAATGTTTTATCAGCTAGGTTTGGTCAAGAAGTAAAACCTTTCTACGAAGAAAATACTGGGGAGTATGTTTTTATAAATCCAGAAACTGGTAAAAAACAATTGTTAAATCCTCCAAGCACGGGTTTGGAAGATATTGCGGGTATGGGTGGAGATGCTTTAGTTATGGTTCCTGATGCAATTGGTGCAACTATGGGTTTAATTTTAGGTTCTACTCCTGCTTCTGCGATAGCTTCTGGCACAACAATTGGTGCTTTAGAGGGAGGTTTGCCAGGTGCAACGACAGGTGCTTTAGGTTCTTTTGGAGCAAGTCTTTTTGGTCCAGGTTTTTCATCAATGGTTGGTGCGGGAATTGGTTCAGGCTATGGTTCTGCATTTGGCGATGCTGCTCGTATTTACCTTGGTAATGAACTTTATGGTGTAAACAAAGGATATGATGGTTTTGTTGATGTGTTGAAAAAAAAAGGTAAATTTGACTCTTTAAATGCAGCCGTTACTGCGGGTGGTTTAACTATGGAAAAAACATTTAACCTAATTAAGGGTGTGGTCAAAGGTCACAAAATTGATCCAGATATAGTAAAAGATATTAAAAATAACAAACTGAATGCTGCGCAAACAAAGCAACTATTAGATGAAATGAATGAAACACTTGGTTTAGCCAATATAAAAGAAAAACTTCATTTTTCTTTAGGTGAAATTATGAACAATCCTAAAATGCTTAGAAAACAAAAACGTTATGAGGATAATGATAAGTATGGCTTGCAAGGTAGGTTTGACACATTTAATAAAGAAAGAGCAGATGCTTTAAAAGCATATGTTGAACTGAATGCAAAAAATTTAGGTATTGATGATTTTATTGGTGCCAACCCACAACATAAAGAAAATATAGGTAGAATGATTCAGAAAGTTATTCAAAAAAGACTTGAGCCTAGAAGAAAAGTAGCAATTGATGCTATGCAAAATGCTGAAAGAAACCTTACAAATCAAACGGTAAATTTGGCATCTGGTGATACTAAAGCAAAAGGAGTTGAAATAAGTGGAATAATAAAAGATATTTATAAAACTCAAAGCAAAGATTTTGCAAATGAGTATGCGACTTTGTTTAATCTTGGAGGTAATAGAACAATAAAACTTGCAAAAAAAGGTCCAGTAGTAAAAGAATATCAACGTTTAAAAAATTTACTTGAGGCTAATGATATTCCAAAAACACAAATAGATGAGCTTGTTAAAAATCCTTTAAGAAAATTAAAAGTTGTAGATGCCGAAGGAAAAAAAATTAAACTTGAAGCAGGTGAAAGACGTTTAGAGGACATTAAACAAACAATTACATCTTTGATGAGAAAAGATGGTGATTATTTTGGAGTACCAGGATATCCTGAAAAATTAGAAAAAGCTTACAGACAAGAATTTAGTGATCAACTTGGAGCTGATGATCCTTGGTTGCAAGATTATATAAAACTATCAAAAAAATACGAAACATTTAGAAATAAATTTGCGGGCACTTTAAGTGATGTTGTAAAAATTGGTGACGGCTCCGTAAAAATAGGTGACGAAGATGTTTTTAAACAAGTTTTTAAAAAAGGGTCACAAAATATGGATAGAACAAATGTTGATCTTACTTATGATGTTTTAAAATCTAGACCTGACGCAATATCTACGATGCGTGATGCAGTAGAAAGTAAATATAGAAGAGAGGTCATTGATCCAGAAACTGGTGTTCCTAATCCAAACAAACATAAAGCGTTTATGGATTCAGAAGACGGTTATGGCTATGCTGTTAAAAAGTTTTTTGGTGACAGAGACTTCGCAAGAATAAATGCATTAGGAGATCTTACTAAAGTAAACAAAACAACAAAAGAGAAAGCAGAAAGAGTTTTGAAAAACATTGAAAAATCAACAAAAGGGCAACTTGCATCTGCAAGGCCAAGTCAAGTGTATGATTATTTGTTTGATAAAAATAATCCAAATCAAGCTCGTAGTATTATGAATATTCTAAAAAATGAGCCAGAGGCTGTTCAACAAATTAAAGAAAAAGTACATGCAAGAATTTATAGAGAAATATTAGATGATAGGGGTAACATTACACCACAATCTTTTAAAAACCTTAAAAAATTTTTAGACACCTCTGATGAAGGCTATGGTCAAACCCTACGTGCAATTTTTAATGATGATGCAGGTAAACAGTATATTAAAAATTTAAAAAAGGTTGAACAAGCAACTGACTTAATGACTCGTTCTCGTGTAGTAAGGGGGACGGAGGGTTTACAAGAGGCAGCTAATATACCTCAATATGCTGTTGATATGGCAAGAGGTTTATTATTTAGACCTTTAAGTAGAGAAGGTAAAATGTTTACAGGTGCTTTAAAATATCTTGGAATTGCGATGGACGAAGCTATGGCTGATATTTTAACACAACCAAAATTATTAGATGCATATCTTAAAGCGGCAGACAAACCAATACGTTCAAAAGCATTTAGAAATGCTATGGGTCTTTCATTAGGTGTGCCTTTTAAGTTAGATTATGAAACTATTCCTGAAGGAGAGGAGTTTGATGTAATACAGGAAACTTTTCCAGTACCACAAGAAGAAGACATACAACCACAAAGTCAAGTGATTTCACCAACTGTGAATATGTTCGCTATGCAAGCACCAGCTATGCAACCCGCATCACGACCAGAAGCTCCAACACCTCCACCAGCTCAACAAGGAATAGCTGCTATGCAACCTAACAGAGCTCAACAATATGCTGGATTATTCCCTAATGATCCATCTGGACAAATGATAGCCCAAGGAAAACAAAATGCCTGAACCACGAACCACGAAAGAACATATAATATCTCTTTATGGACACATTGAAGGTGTGAAAAGAGAAGTTACGACTATTAAGGAGAATCACCTCGCTCACATTCACGAAGATATAGATAAATTAGGTGCGAAAGTAGACAAGTTGTTGTTTTGGTTAATGAGTGGTATGCTTACCATTATTATAACAATAATAGGACTTATCGCATGGATCCAATAACTTTATGTACTTCGGCCTTTACTGCAATTAAATCTGGTGTAGAGGTAGGTAAACAATTGACAGATTTAAGCCATCAAATAATTACATTCGTTGGTGGTATGTCTAAAGTGGAAGAGGAGCATAAGAAGAAAAAAAGCAGTTGGTTTACATCTTCAAACGAAGAGGCACTTGATACTTTTTTTTCTTTGCAAAAAGTCCATCAAATGGAAGAGCAACTACGTGAAGTGTTTATGCTTTATGGTAATATTAATATGTGGAATGAGTTTGTTGCAATACGAGCAAAAATTAGAAAAGAAAGACGTAGAAAAAAAGAGAAAGAAGCTAGAGAAAGAGCAGAAACAATTAAACTTTTAAGTTATGGTGCCATTGTTGTAGGCATACTTATCATAATTGTAATATTTTATTTAAACTATAGAATGCTTAATAATTAGGCAAAAAGCGAGCTAATTTAAGAGCCACCAGTGCAAAGATTTAATGTCTTTAATGGTTTACTACTTAGCAAAAATACCCTAAAATACATTAAGTTAACTTAAACCTTATAAGGAGAAAATACTATGATGAAATCAAAAGGATATGCCAAGGGCGGATCTAAAATGATGAAAGCTAGAGGCGGCAGAATGATGGCCAAAGGCTATGCCAAAGGTGGAACAAAAAATATGAAAATTAAAAAAACACCTGTTAAAGTAGGAACAGCAAAAGTAAAAAAAATGACTGTTGCTCAATTAAGAAAAGCTGCTAAAAGTTTGGGAATGAAAGTAAGCAAAGCATAATTTTGCTTGCTATGTGGTATTTAATATATATGATAGGGTATGGCTTATTTAATAAGTAACATACCCTATTTCAAAGTATGGGTTCGCAAAGAATTCACTCATAATCACAGAAAATATCAGGGAGAATATATACATGCACTAGCTTGTGCAGTCACTAGTATTCCTGATAGATGTTTGAGTTTTCAAGTTATATTTACAGGGTGTGAAGACGAAGAGAATAGACTTGAAAAACCTCATGGTGGCGCTATGTGGGCAAGAATGCCTATAACTGCTCTTGTGGCAGATGAGCCTTTAGATGTAATGCCTCCTCCAATACAGACTCATTTGGCACAACCATGGGATTGTTCTGCAAGAAACTTTGAGGTTATTAAATTTGATAGAACATCAAGTAGTCCTTGGCAATGTAAAATAGATGGAGAGTTTTACACGGGTAAATATTACTTTACTGTTGATTACACAGGTTCAGAAATAGCAGATGACCCAGCTCAACACAAACAATCGCATATAATTGAATTAACAAGTGGTCCTTGGAAAGGTTGTATTGTAGCTTTACCAAATAACAGAGTAAGAGTTACCTCCCCAGCTATGTGGGTGACAGGAAAAGGAGCCCCTGATTTTATACCTAGTCAATGGACACATAGTGCAGAGGGTCACGACAGCTATATGGATTGGGAAACTACTTTTAATAATCTTTATGTTGATAAAAAATCTAAATGATGCAATTCACTATCACCAAAAAGTTTTTGATAAAAGATGGTGTGATAATTTGGTAAAATATGCAGATTTGGTGTGTGTTAATAAAGGTAAAACAGTAGAAAAAAAAGATAATAAATCAAGAAAAGTTTTTACCTACCCCTTTTCAAATAACAAACAGGACACATTATATAAAGCATGGATATTTTCAAGGACTAGTGAAATTCTTAAATTCTATCTTGCAGAGTATAAGTCAATTAATAATTTAAAAATTTTGGATGTTGAAATGTTGAAGTATAATGATGGTTTTTTTTTCAAAACACATATTGACGATTCAATTAAAACCCCTAGAACACTTTCTATAATTATTAATTTGAACGATAATTATATTGGTGGAGAACTATATTTTACAAGTCAAGACCACAAAGATATAACTAAGATCTATGAATTAAAAAGGGGTGATGTTATAATTTTTCCAAGTAATTTTTTATATCCGCATGGTATTATGCCAATAATAAAGGGTACACGTTATAGCATCATAACCTGGTTAAAATAATGGAATATCTAAACGAAAAATATTATTTAGTAAATGAAAGGGGTAATATAATTTACACTCAATCAGAGGGTAAGCCTGTATACATACCTAAAGAATACAGAAAATATTATGCGTCTTATAAAAAAAGATAGTGCTTTTGAAGTTACAGATTTTGTAATTAATAAAAAATATAATTATAAGAATTATTCTCGTAATGATGAAGAAACAGGTCGCACTTATAATGTTGGTGAAAAAAAAGTACCTAGTGTAACAACAATTCTTTCTGGTACACAAAGCAAAGAAAAAACAGAAGCTTTGGCTAAGTGGCGAGCACGAGTTGGGTATGAGGAAGCTTCACGAATCACGATCCAAGCATCAACACGTGGTACTGAGATGCACTATGTGCTTGAACAATATTTAAATGGTCTTGGTTATTTGAATTTGTCAAAAGCAGGAAGTCTTCCAAGAATGATGGCGCATACGATTGTTTCTAATCTTGACCAATTTAGTCAGGTATATGGCACTGAAGTAAATTTAAATTATGAAGATCAATGGGCAGGTTCAACGGATGTAGTTGGTGTCTATAAAGGTAAACCAACAATTGTTGATTTCAAACAATCAAACAAACCTAAACGAGAGGAATGGATTGAGGATTACTACTATCAGATTGCTGCATACTCACTAGCGCACAAAAAAAACTTTGGTGACATTCAACAAGGTTTAATTTGTGTCTGTACAAAAGATTTATTGTATCAAGGTTTTGAAATGAACAAAGAGTTATTAGCAGAGTATGAAGATAAATGGTTTGACAGAGTTAAAAAATTTTACAAAAATTTTAAAACTTCCTCACCTAAAGTTTGAGCGCTTAAAGTAAGTTTTTGATTTAAACTTTTTAAAACAAACTCGTCAATTGTTTTTTTGGCAATAAGATCTATATATGTTACACTTTTCTTCTGTCCAATTCTGTGTGCTCTGTCTTCAGATTGTTGTCTAACTTCTAAATTAAAAGAATTACTAAAATAGATCACTGTCTTAGCCTTTGTTAAATTAAGCCCATATCCACCTGTGCTTGGATTACCAACAAAAAATCTAACTTGTTTATTTTTTTGAAAATTTTTAACAGCTGAGTTTCTAACAACGACAGGCACATCGCCATAGATGGAAACAACAGACATTGAACCAAACTTATCCTCTAAAGTTTTTATTATTTTTTCTATGTTATAAACAAAGTTAGCCCAAATGATTACTTTACCATCCACCTCATCTAAAATACTCATCAACTCATCTAGTTTGCCACAAGGAAATTCTATTATTTGACCTTCATCAGTTTTTATAAAACCATTACAAGCTTGTTGTAATTTAATTATCTCTGTTAATTTATTGTTGTATGATGCCATTTCATCTTGAATAATTACCCTACAATTTTCTTTCAACTCACCATATGCAATTTTTTGTTGTTGACTCAGCTTAACATTTCTTTTTTCATAAACTTTTGGTGGTAAATCAAGACACTCGTCTTTACGAACTCTGTATGAAAACACTTTGATTTTCTCCTCTAATTCTGATAAATTAGTATAATATAAGGGGATCATTAGATTTTTATTAGCACCAACTTGAATTTGTTTCATCACTGAATATCGGGCTCTAAATACATAATAATTATTAAACCCTAAAATGCCTGGTCGTAAAAATTCACACTGCGAGTATAAATCTAGGGGAGATTTTGTAATTGGAGAACCTGTTAGAATTCTTTTGTAAAGTGATGGTTGTGATACTTTGCATATGTTTTTTGTGCGTTTGGCTGATCGGTTCTTAATTGAAGTAGCTTCGTCAATTACTATGCACATACTAGAATGATATTTAGATATAATATTTTCAACCGCTTTAACTCCAGAGGAGTGAGAAAATGCTTCTACATTTATTAAAAAGAAGTTTAGTTTACCTTCTTTTACTTCAAATTTTTTGTCTACTTTATGAATGTAGATGGCTGTGTCGCAGGGACAGTGAATGTCTATTTCGGTCTTCCAATTTTGATATACCGAATTTGGAGCGACAACAATTACAACGTTAATTTTTTTTCGTAAATATAAGTAAGCAACATTATCTATGGTAACTTTTGTTTTGCCTGTACCCATTTCCATAAAATAAGCATATTCTTTTTTGTCAGCCCCACGTATCAAGGCTTCTCGTTGATGCTCATATGGTTTTGTTTTGTATAAATATTTATCCATTTTTATATGTTATGATATCTTATAATTTTTTATTTGACATATCAACAAAAAAAATTTAATACTGTATTAAATGAAAGGAGGTCCTAATGGACTTAGAGCAAGAAGCTACCTCAATAAAGGTAGATACAGCGATGTCAGGTGACATAGCTGAAAAATGCAATAAGCTTATGGATCTTCAGAAACAAATAACCAAGTGCGAAGAAAACTTAAAAAGACTTCACGATGAGGAACGTTTGCTTTCTGAACAAGAGATCCCTACCTTAATGCAATCCTCAGGCATATCAAAGCTAGTGCTTTCAGATGGTTCATCTGTTGAAGTAAAACCTTTTTATGCCGCAAAAATACCTCAGTCAAAAACTGACGAAGCTTTTAATTGGCTTGGTGAGAATGGCTATGGGGATTTAATAAAAAACACTGTGTCTTTAACTTTTGGAAAATCAGAAGACAATCTAGCAAATAGTCTGGTTGAAGATTTAAAAGCTAAGGGGCACAATGTCGCACAAAAAAAGAAAGTAGAGCCTATGACTTTGAAAGCATTTGTTCGAGAACAGATTCAAAATGGTCACACAGTGCCTATGGACTTATTTGGTGTGTATATTTCTAACAAGACTACAATAAAAAAGAAGGAGTAAAAATGAACGAAGTCGCAAAAAAAGAAGAGTCTCTTCCGTCTCTTACAAATCTGGAAGAATTTTCAGGACAAGGTACAGAAAATATCACAGCTCGTGATACCAAATTACCTATCCTTAAAATATTATATGCCAACTCACCAGTGCTTGATGAGAGTGATGGTAAGTATAATGAAAAAGCAAAACAAGGTGATATCTATAATGAGGTCACAGGTTCTCTTTATAAAAGTAAAGAGGGTGTATATGTTGTGCCTTGCTTGTTTATTAATACATTTAATGAGTGGGCAGATCGTGGAGATAGTCCCGGCAGACCAATACAAATACATACTGATGCATCAATAATGCAACAAACAAGACGTGCTGACGATGGTAAAGATCGTTTAGACAGTGGTCACTATGTTGAAGATACAGGTAATCACTTTGTTTACATTCTTGATAAAAATTTCAAGCCAATTGAAAGTGCATTAATTACAATGAAATCTACACAAAAGAAAAAATCAAAGTTGTGGAATTCAATGATGCAGTCAAAAAGAATGAAAGGAAAAAATGGTTATTTTATCCCTCCATCTTGGGCTAGTGTGTATAAATTAACAACAACAAAAGAATCAGGTGGTGGTAATAACTGGTTTGGTTGGGTTGTTGAATTTGTAAAATTTTTAGACCAACCAGATGACAGTGGTACTTTAGAAATCACTAAAGGTTTTTATGAAGGTGCCAAAGAATCTGATATTTTTGGTAAAGTTGAGTTTGCAGAAGATAAAAACAAAACTGTAAAAGAAGAAACTGTCAAAGAAGACGTTCCTTTCTAATGCACAAGGAACTGTTATCGTTGTTTGAAGGCGATAATTCTAGATACCTTAAGTCCTCTCTTACGGGAGAGGACGAAAGGGGCAAGAAACAAGCTAACTATATCACGATTCACGAACCAGTGACCGAGGATATTTGGAAACAACACCTTGATGGAGGCATTAGATTAGGATTAAAACCTGAAGTTGGTGATCAATGTAAGTGGGGTTGTATTGATGTAGATCCTAACAATTACAAAGATTATTCTGAAAAAAAGTACGTTGAGATAATAAAAAAATATTCTCTGCCTTTTGTACCTATAAAATCAAAATCAGGTGGGTTGCATATATTTATATTCTTTTCAGAAATGGCAGATGTTAAAAAAGTAGTTAATAAATTATCAGAAATCAATGAACAATATTTTCTAGCGCAAGAAATTTTTCCTTGTAACAAAGCTGTAAATATGCCTTATCACAATATGAATGCCTCTATGGAGTTTGCTTTTGATTCAAACAATACTCCAATTATGATTGGTCGTTTTATTAGTTTAGCTAAGGAAAGGACTGTTGATCCTAAAGAATTTTATAATTTTAAAGTAAAAGAATATGAGGCTGAGGGAGAGTGGAAACATTATCCACCTTGTGTGCAAAAGTTAATACAAGAGGGTTGGAGTGGTAACAACAGAAATAATTTTTTGTTTAATGTGTTAGTTCTTGAAATGAAAAAGAATGGAGCATTATCAGTGCAACAATTAGAAGAAGTAGCACAAAAAAGAAATATACAAATATTCTCAAATCCACTTGATAATAATGAGGTTGCACAATTGGCAAAGTCTGTTTTTAAGGGCGGCTATCAATTTCAATGCCCACCAAAACACCCAGAATATGGACCTATATGTAACAAAGAATTATGTAAAACTAGAAGATTAGGCATTGGAGAGGCAGTGCCTGAGATTATTGAAGCCTTTGAAAATATTGCTTATATCAGAGACACTAAAAACATTTGGTATGAGTTTGATTATAAAGGTCAAAGAATTAGTGTATCTCCAGAGGATATGAAAGATGAAAAGGCCTTTAGAGTAAAACTGTTAAGGTACAGAGTATATTGGTTAACACTGCCCAAACCAAGAAAAGGGCCTAGTGCTTTTGAAATGTTGATGAAGTCAATTGTTGAAAAAGCTGTGGAATCAACAGATCATCAATACAGTGATACTGTTGAGGAGGAGCGCTACTCTGTATTAAAAGATTTTTTTGAATCTCACATTGAACAAGATAAATTTGAGAAACTTAAAGATGGTTATGTTGTACTTGATTCTAAAACAAATATTTGTTTTTTTAAGAAACTTACATTAGATCGTTTTTTGAAAAAAAATGCAGCAAGAACCTTTAACACTACCACAGATGCTCTAAGAATGTTAGGATGTGAACGAACAGATTATAAAGAGGGTGAGAAAAATGTTTGGTATGTTGAAATGCCAAACTTTGTAAGTCATCAAAGTATTAAGCAAAATAAAAAAGACAAAGAAGTTACAGAAATGGATGATGAATATCATGATAAGTTCAGGACTACAAAAGCAGAAGAACCTACACAAAAAAACAGTTAAGATATTTGGGCCACCTGGCACTGGTAAAACTCACACACTTATAGAAAGAGTTCTTAAAAAATACCTAACAAAAGGCATACATCCCAAAGATATTGCTTTTATTTCTTTTACAAATAAAGCTGTAAATACTGCAAGAGATAGAGCATTAGCTACCTTCACTCAATACACTACAGATGATTTTCAACGATTTAGAACCTTACACAAATATTGTAGACGTTATTTTGAAGAGGAGGTTTTTGATCCCAAAGATTGTATGCTTGATTATGCTTTACAAGCAAAAATAATTAAGAATAGTGACAATCGTTTGTCTGATGACAATTTTCAATATAAAGATTGGTCATTAGGCATTTATGATAAAGCACGAAACACGCTTCAAGATCCAACAATAGTCTATAAAAAAGAGAGTTATAGAAAAGATAGTTTAGATGTTTTTTTACGAAAGATAAATACTTATGAGCATTACAAAAAAGATTCATTTATTGATTTCACTGATATGATTGAACGTGCCATAGATGAGGTTGAGTTTCCTCCTTTAGAGATACTTATTCTTGATGAAGCTCAGGATTTTACACCTCTGCAATGGTCAGTAATTTATAAAATGTCTGATAAAGTAAAACGAATATACTTAGCTGGTGATGATGATCAAGGTATTTATAAATGGAATGGCGCAGATCCAAAATATTTTACAACCTACTTCCCAGGAAAAAAAGTTATATTAAGACAGACTAGAAGATTTGGTGAAGAAATTTACAAATTTTCACAAATAATTAGGCAAGGTATTTTTGATAGTGTTGAGAAGGATTATGATTGTTTACCAAAAAAAGGAACAGTTAATAGATATTTAAAATTTAACGAAATCCCTTTTTATAGTCTTGAGGGCACTTGGTATATTCTTGGTAGAGTGCGCTCAACTGTTAATGAACTTAGAATGGCAGCCAAAGAATCAGGTTTATATTATTCAGACAATAAAGGCACAAAAAGTTTTGACACTAAACAATGGGAGGCAATAAAAGCTTGGACTACTTTGTGCAATAATAAAAAAATAAGTAGGAATAGTGCAGAAAATATGTATAAATACATAAGGGAGTTGACTGATTTTGAATTTAGAACTAGTAAATTTTGGCAAACAATACCTGAAACACAAACTTTCAATTTGAAAGAATTACGAGAATGGGCGGGGCTAGATATGGATGATTCGTATTTACGAAAAAATTGGTGGGAAGTTTTAAAAAGAAATTTTAAAGATCATCAGGTTGCTTATTTTGTTCAACTCTTAAAAAATTATGGACAAAAAAAATTATCTAAAGACCCTGAAATAATAATTGATACAATTCATTCAGTAAAAGGTGGTGAGGCTAATAATGTATTAATTTACTCTAAAACTAATTATGCCTCAACTTTTGATAGAAAAAATAGGGATGAAAAAGCAGATGAAAAAAGAGTATATTACACTGCAGTGACCAGAGCAAAGGATACACTACACATTTTAAGCACAGATCACCAATTTAATTACCCAATTGGTAAAGATTATTTAATTTATTTACAGGAGGTAGAGCAATGAGTCCCTATTTTGAAGAACTAAAAGTAGGTCAATTTTATGATTCACAGATAGACAATATAATCTGGAACCCTAAAACGGATTGGATTGATTATTTTAATTTTACAGCTTGTCTCGTACCACACGAAATATTAATGAAGGATCATTTTTATAAATGGTTATATGAAAAACACCCCTTTAAAGGCGGCATCTTAAAAATGGATCACAGAACAATTTATAATTGGCATACAGACAGTAATCGAGGGGTATGCATAAATATGTTAATACAATCTCCAAATACGTCTTATACTTTTTTTAGACATACACAGGATGTTCACCATCCCATAATTGAATTACAATATTTTCCAGGGACTAGATATATTTTTAATAATCAAAGAGAACATATGGTTGTTAACTATGATGGACCAAGATTTGTTTTAACCACAGAATTTTTAGAGGACAAAAATGAATTAACTTACACAAGATTGTTAAATGAAATACAAGAAAAATATAAATAACATATGGAATAAAGGTGGGTCTCATTATAAAAACTTTGTAATACAACCTGCACAGTTTATTAATAAAAACAGATTACTATTTGCAGAGGGTAATGTTATAAAGTATGTTTGTAGACATAAAAATAAAAATGGAAAAGATGATTTAGAAAAAGCTAAACATTATATTGATATGATAATAGAAAGAGATTATGAATAACGAATATCCATATCTAAAAAAGTTTACTTTACCAACTTCAATTTTTGATGAACTTAAATTAAGAATATCTCAAGTAGATCGCACTAATAAAAATTTAAAATGGAATATGCATTTAGCAGGTAATATTAGAGATGAATATGTTTTAGACCCTGATTTTCCAGACTTATATAAATTTTTGGATAATTTTATATTTGAAAAACAAGATCTTAGAGATTATGTTTATCGTCAAAAAATTAAAGCAGTTGTAAAAGATGCTCCTGTTTTACTATATCTAGCTAATTTGTGGGTCAACTTTATGAAAAAACACGAGTTTAATCCAGTGCATAAACATTTTGGTGTGTTTTCTTTTGTAATATTTGTTAAGGTTCCTTTTGTTTTTCAAGATCAAGCTAAGATTGGTCCAGGCAAAGAATCTAACTCTAACTCTGTTGGTGCTTTAGATTTTATTCATATGGGTTTGGATAATGAAGTACACTCAACAACGAAACTTGTTGATAAAAATTATGAGGGGACAGGTTATATTTTTCCTGCTAATTTATGTCACACAGTATATCCTTATTATGAAATTGAAGAAGAAAGAATTACTGTCTCAGGTAATTTATTTTTTGTTGGTAAAACACCATTTATGCAACCAGAACCCGCTCCAGATCCTAATCAACCTGTGCTTACATCTACAGGTGAAATAAAAACAAATGACTAGTTTACAATTAACTTTTAATTTTAAAAAACACATTTGGTCAGCGCCAAGTGAGTATAAGGATTTATCAGAAGCTGAGGAAATTGCTATTGATCTTGAAACTCGTGATGAGGGTATAAACAAAGGTTTAGGTGCTGGATGGGCAACAAGTAAAGGCGAGATAATTGGTTTTGCTGTGGCTACTGAAGGTTGGCAAGGCTATTACCCCTTTGGTCACTTTGGCGGTGGTAACCTAATAAAAGAACAAGTATTAAAATATATGCACGACATCTGCAATCTACCTTGTCGTAAAATTTTTCATAATGCTCAATATGATGTTGGATGGCTTAAGGCCTATGGTATAGATGTCAAAGGTGAGATTGTAGACACAATGGTCGCTGGAGCTTTGATTGATGAAAACAGATACACATATAAGCTAAATGCTCTAGGTAAAGATTATGTAGGTGAGTTAAAAGCTGAAACTGATTTGATTGAAGCAGCTAAAGCACATGGTGTAGATCCAAAAATGGAAATGTGGATGTTACCCGCTGAACACGTTGGTTACTACGCAGAACAAGATGCACGACTCACGTACCTCCTATGGCAGAGATTTAAACACGAAATACACAGACAAAATTTAGAAACTATATGGAGTTTAGAGAAACAATTATTACCAATTGTTATTGAAATGAGGATGAAAGGAATAAGAGTAGATGTTGAAAAAGCACAAAAATTACAAAAAGACTTTGAGGTAAAAGAAAAGACTACTCTGCACAAAATAAAAAAATTAGTAGGTAAAGATATTGATATTTGGGCAGCTCGTCAAATTGGTTTTGCTTTTGACAAATTAGGTATTGATTATCCTAAGACGCAAAAAAGTGGCGAACCTAGTTTTACACAAAATTGGCTAACGAACTCCAATCATCAGATTAGCCAGTTAATTGTTAAAGCTAGGGAGATTAACAAATTTAGAAATACTTTTGTAAACAATATAATGAAGTTTGAACACAAAGGTAGAATACATGCAGAAATAAATCAACTACGCTCAGATAGTGGGGGGACTGTTAGTGGAAGATTAAGTATGTCAAACCCAAATTTACAACAGCTCCCAGCTAGAAACAAAGAATTTGGGCCAGCTATTAGAGGTTTATTTTTGCCTGAGGAGGGTTACAAATGGGGGTCGTTTGATTATTCACAACAAGAACCACGTTTAGTTGTTCATTATGCCTCTAGCATTGGTGAGGGTTATGAGGGCTCTCAAGAATTAGTTGAAGCTTATACAAATGCTGATGCTGACTTTCATCAAACAGTAGCAGATTTAGTTGGTATAGATCGTAAGCAGGCAAAGACAATAGGGTTAGGATTGATGTATGGTATGGGAAAAAATAAATTAGCAAATATGTTAGGTCTTCAATTTGATGATGCTAGTGCATTAATAGGTAAATTTAACAGAAGAGCGCCTTTTGTAAAATTACTTTCAGACAGATGTATGAAAAAAGCTAATGAAGAAGGTGTGATAAGAACTAAACTAGGGCGCAAGTGTAGATTTGATATGTGGGAACCAAAAGATTTTGGTATTCACACACCTGAAAAATTTGAAAATGCTTCAGCAAAATATGGTCGTAACAATATAAAAAGAGCATTTACTTATAAGGCACTAAATAGGTTGATACAAGGATCTGCTGCAGATCAAACTAAGCAAGCCATCGTTACTTGCTATAAATTAGGATTTTTACCATTGTTACAAATACACGATGAATTGTGTTTTAATGTAAATGATGAAGATGTACAAAAAATAAAGAGAGCGATGGAGAGTTGCGTGGAATTGTGTGTTCCAAGCGTGGTAGATGTTGCCCTAGGCTCAGACTTTGGTGAAGCTACCTAGATTCTTTAGCTTTTTTTATGTCATACAAAATTAAAGCTTTTTTTAAAGTTTCAATTTTATCCTCAAGGTTTTTCATCTCAGTAGTATAAATTCCTTGTTGAACATACTGAGCATTCCATTGATTTTCAAGAGACATTTTTTCAGCTAATATTGGATTTGTTGTCAATAACTCTTCCGACATTTTTTACTCCTTTTACAGATATTATAAAAAAAAATATCAAAACTGTCAATTCTCCTTGACTTATCCCATAATTTATATATCTTGATAATGTCTAACAATAAAGAAAGGAAAATTATGGACACAAATAGATGGAAGTCAGTAGCTGTTAGAAAAACAGATTATGACTTATTAAAAGGTTTATGCAAAGAAAAATTTAGAGCGCCAGCTTCAATGATTGCTAAGTTAGTGGACGATTATGTCAAGCACTTGGCAAAAAAAGAAGGGGCTAACCCTGATGATTTTAAACAAAAACTTATGGAAAATTAAGATGAGTAAAGAACTTAGATGGTCACCTTTTTTAACTTATATTGATAATAAAACATATGCACCAGGTTTTCGTGATGATTCTTTAGCTCACGAAGATTATAATGCAGGTATACACATTTCTATACCTAAACGAATTGGTTTAATAATGGATAAAGAATTTGAATATGGCGGTTACAAAATGAAAGTAGTACACATTCAAGATTGCACACATTTTGATGATTACCATTATGTTTTTGCGAAAGCAGTGGAATGATTGATCCTCGATTAGCTAGTTGCGAACAAGAAATGAACGATTGTCGTCATCAAGCTAGAATGTGTAGGGTAAAAGGCGATTGGAGTAAAGCTCTGTGGTATGATAAAGAAGCCGATTATTATGAAGAAATGATTCTTAATGGTAATTTACACGAACCACGATTTTAAGGAGTATTTATGAAATGGATTGTTATATTTTTTTTATCTAATGGCTTAGAGCATATTTATGGTGAAGTTGATTATTGTGATTTTGCACAAATTTGGGAACAAGTTGATATCTATGAACAACAAAATGATAACGATGTCACAGGGTGGGGTTGTTATGATAAAGAAACTTTTTTGATAAGGGAAAAAGCTAAAGAAAGGTTAGGTATAGATGTTTGATTTTTTTATACTAACAGTTTGGTTTGAAATAAATAATAAGTTATTTATGAAAACATATGAAAATCAACTTGTTGCAGATTGTGAAAAAGCTATCATTGAATTAGCTGAAATTTACGATGATCCTCGTGTGCGATTAAAATATGTAATTTGTGAGACTACTGAAGAATTTAGCAAAAAAAAGAAGAATCCACCTTGGAATAGTAAAAAAGATTATGAAAAATATTGGGAGAAATAAATGGAAACACTTATAATAGGACTAATGATTAATTTATATACGTGGAGCAATGCCGATTTCTTCGTACAAAAGAAAAACAATGAAAGAGAATATACTTGTGTATGGGTTGACAAAGGATGGTCAAAAGCAGATCCAAAGAACCCATCGTTAGATATATTTGGATATACAAAATATAAACAAGAATGTGTGACAAGGGAAAAAGAATGAAAATGTCGCTTCAAAAAAAAGAGTTACTTTACCAATGGATGTGGCTACATATAAAACGAAAAAAGTATTCTCAAAAAGATTTTGAAAACAATTGTAAAAAAATTGATAAGGAACTTATGAAATAATGAAACTGCTTGACCTTTTTTCTGGTATTGGTGGCTTTAGTTTAGGTGCAGAATATAATAATATAGAAACAATAGGATTTGTAGAAAAAGATGCATTTTGTCAAAAAGTATTACGAAAACACTGGCCCAATGTGCCTATTTTGGGAGATATAAGAGATGTCCAGAAAGATACTTTTGAATCAGTTGACATTGTTTCCGGGGGATTCCCCTGTCAACCCTTCTCAGTCGCAGGAAAACGAAGAGGAACAGACGATGACCGCTATCTCTGGGATGAAACTATTAGAGTCGTGTCCCTTTACAAACCCCGATGGTTTGTTGGCGAAAATGTGGAAGGAATTGTTAACATCCAAAACGGTATGGTCCTCAGACAGGTGCAAGATGACCTGGAAAAAGAAGGTTTCGAAGTCCAATGTGGTATTATTCCAGCTAGCGGCATCGGTGCTTGGCATCAAAGAAAGAGAGTCTGGATTATTGCATACTCCAACAGCAACCGCGAATCAAGGCGCTCCCAGTATGTACAAGAGGGATCAAGGGAGTTGGGGAAATCACATGTATCCAACACCCACGACCCAAGACTCACGAATTGGTCCCAACAACATCAAGGGGAGTCAACACAGGAAAGAAAGGGGCAACCCAGCTCTAGCCGACAAAGTTCTGTTTCCAACACCCACGACTCAAGAAATAGAACATCCAGATATGGTTCTCAACGAGAAGGGGAGAAGAATGCCAAAGAAGGGAAAAACAGATCACAGTTTAAATCTAGCAGACACAGTGAGAATAATGTATCCAAGTCCAACAGCAACGAATGTGAACACACCTCAACCAGACAGAGTAGAGAGAACACAATCTGGGGGTTTTATTCTGAGGAAAAAGAACAAGCCTCATATGACCTATGGAGCAAGACTTCAGGATGCGATGATGTATCTGGAGAACAAGAAGATGTATCCAACTCCAAGAACAGGAGCAGGGAGCAGACCCAATGGCAAGGGAGGGAAAGTATTGGAAGAGGAAGTGATGATAGAGGCAGGCTTGAGAGAGAGGGGGAAAAAATTGAAAAAAATGTACCCAACTCCAGTGGCGAAAGACAATTGCACAGAGAGTTTGGAAACCTGGGAGAAGAGAGCAGAGAAACACAAGGCGCAAGGGAAAACGATACCCAAGGCACTAAGAATACAAGTTCAGGAAGAAAACAAGATGTTTCCCACACCAACTCAAAGGGATTACAAGGACACAACAGTGAGCAACAGTTATCAAAAGAGGAATTCAGATTCACTACCAGTAAAAATGATGAAAAAAGGCAAAGTTGGTGGGAGATTGAATCCAAACTTTGTGGAGTTCCTAATGGGGTATCCTATGAATTGGACAAAGGTAGAGTAAATAGAATAAAGTCGTTAGGCAATTCAATCGTGCCACAGATTGCCTATCAGCTTTTTAAATCAATAATTGTGGCGGAGGAGAAAAAATGAAAACACACTTAATATGCGAAGATTGTTTGGGTAATGGTTACATTAAAGTGGACACAACGAAACTGACGACTGTAGATAATACAACCACCTGCACAGTTTGTGAAGGATCAGGACATAAAGATGATCCTCGTGATAATCTAAATAGCTCTGGCTTGGCTGATTTAAATGACGATCCTAAATATTGGTGCTGACATAGTAATGAACACTTGTAAGAATAACGAACACTCTAGTTCATTACTCTTCTTTCATATTCCAAAAACAGCAGGTATTTCAGTTTCTTCTTTAATTTCTGCAACAAGTGTAGTACAACTTCTTAGACCAAATGTTTTGACACAACTAAATAAACAAAAATATTTGTTACCTTATCCAGATTTTTCTTTTCATGTAACGCCTAAAGATCTTAGTGACATTGTAAAAAATTATCAAATAGAATTATGTTATGATGTCAGTTTCTCTGTTGTAAGAAATCCTTGGAGTAGAGTTGTTTCTATGTATAATTATGCTCACCAAGACAACTTATTTAGATTGTATGGACAGGAAAAACTTACTTTTGAAGAATTTTGCGAATTTTTGTTTAATAACAAGGACAATGATACGATGTTACCTGTTTTAAATCAGACAACTTGGACTCACTCTGTGATTAAACTTGATAGAATTTTAAAATTTGAACACCTTGAACAAGATTGGCCTAGGTTTGTAGATGATTATAATTTAAATTTACCAGAATTACCCCACCTAAATGCTTCAAAAAAAGTTGATTATAAAAGTTATTACAATGCTTACACAAAAAATGTAATTGGAAATATGTTCAATCAAGATATTGAGGTTTTTAAATATGTGTTTTAAAAAAAAACAAATTAGTGTTCAGATATTATTATTTATTGTCATTTTATCTAGTTATAAATGGCAGGGTAAAGGTCGTTTATATGATGAGCGCAATCAATATTTTGTTACTTGTCGCTTGACTCAAGAAAAACGAGTAGAGCCTTTTTTTGGTGATGATAGTGTAAAATGTTTTTATACTTGTACAGACAAAGAAACAATGGTTATTACTTCACATAGTAATTACGTTTGTAATAAACAGATTATTTCACCTCGCGGCGAACACAGAGATTGGCGAGATAGGTTAAAGTAATGGCCAACCAACATAGCAAAATACCTAACGAAGAATTATTTGTAGAAAATTGCACCTATAAAAATTATTCTTATCTTAAATTGCGAGTCTTAAACGATAAATTAATACCTTACGTCTGTCAGATATGTAAAAATGAAGGTAAATGGCAGAAAAAAAAATTATCGCTTGTACTTGACCATATAAATGGTGTAAAAACAGATAATAGGCTCTCGAATCTCAGATTTGTATGTCCGAATTGCGATAGTCAGCTACCAACGTTCAAAAGTAAGAACATCAAGTACCAAGAATCACGAAACTTTAACCTAAGTGGTTATGATCCATCTATATATTTTGGGAGTAGTGATGATAAAAGAAAAAAAAGATGAATTTAAAAAGCTGGTGTATTTATTAGCTTCAAAATTAAAACATAGAGATTATGTCAGTGCTTTGTCTTACATTCATACCTTGCGCTTAGGTAATTTATCTTTAAAACAAACTAATGACATTATGAGAGAAGTAATGTTTAACCCCTTCCCACCAAAACAGTTTAAAAAATTTACTTGCATAGATGGTGGAAAGTCTAAAAAGAAGTAGTTATGATTAATGTATGTCCAAAAAAATTGATCTTAACGACTTGTTTCAACTCCAAGAGGAAGTCCCATTGATAATAAACATTGAAGATATGGACTTTGAGGAACGTAATACCCTATTTGATCGCTTGTATCAAGATTACATATTTATGAAAGATGAAAAAGGCTCACAAAAAGTAAGTGCCAAATATCGTAAATTACTCAAAGAAATATCTAAAATGTATTTTCACTAATGGTTGCATCTCCTTATCTATTACATAAAATTGGTCTTAAATTTGCACGAAGTATTTTAGATAAAAATCTAAACCCAGAGCAAAAATTGTGGCGAGAGGTTGTCATTAATGCTTTTGATGAAACACTAATCCTGCAATCTGATCGTAAATCATCATTAATTAAAATATCAGCTCATAATTGGATCATAGGTGGTGATAAAGATTTTAAACAAGTATGCGAGTGGGGGACACTAGATCCTGAAGATATGAAAGATTGTTACGAGGTCGCACTAAAAAAAAGGCAAGTATCGTTTTCACAAAGACAATTAGCTTGGAAAGAATACGATAAACTTTATAGACGAATGATATCAGAGGATAACAA